TTCGTCCAGTCAGCCCTTGTTGGAAATGCTTTCCCGAACGTTTCTTCGATGAATTTCTTGCTTTCTTCCGGCGTACTCCCCTCAAACCCGAATAGGCCGCCTATCAGCTGATTAACTTTTGTTTTACCTTCGGTTTTGCTGCGCCAGTCTTCAATCAGGTTGTCAAGATCGGTCAATAATTGCTCGTTTATGGTGTCCGCCGCTCTAGCCGCGATGTTCATTTTCTCTTTGTAGTATTCTTCCTCGGCCGCGAGCAAAGCGGTATGGCGTTCTTGCGCCGACAACATCTCGTCGTTCATGATTCTCGTTAGCGTGAGCGCGTGGTTCGTCAACAACGCCTCCATGTCCTCCTCGCCTAATGCGCGTAATTCTTTAAGAACTTCCTTATACGACTCGATATCGAGCTGACCCATCAATCCTTCTTTGCCGAAGTCTACCGACCCGTATTTCAACTTGAACTTGGTCTCGCCAAACTGCCTGTTGAAATCCTCGACTTGCTTGTAAAGGTCGCGCATCTTCCCGATGATTTCTTGTGCGGCCTCGTTGATCTCAACAGCGCTAGCACCTTCCTCGATCATGTCTTGCAACATTTCTGTGAGCTGGTTTTTAAGGTTCTCGTACTCGGTCATGCGTGTAGCTGACTGAATGTTAAAATTCTCAATCAGCTTCGACCCAATCTTGCTGTCTTTACCAAACGTAAGATCAAGCGCGATAGGCACAGTGTTGTTGAACTGTTTCAATGTATCTTGTACACCAGTCATGAATGCCTCAATATCACTTACGTAGTCGCGAGGATCGTAATTCACACCGAGTTTAATTAGGACCTCTGTGCGTTCAAGGTTGTGTACGGCTGTTTCGAGGTTTTCTATTGAGCTATGTAATTTATCGAACTCTTGCGCCGCAACCCTTAGCCGGATCGTAAAATCGTTCGTCGAGATCGACCTTGCCAACATTTCCACCTCGTCTCGCGTAAGCTTGATCTCGCCAAACCACTTATCGAGCTGCGCCTCTTTGCGTGCGTCACGTATGCCTTTAACCGCGCCATAAAGCCCTGTAACAACTGCACCAATTAGCCCTACCGCAACTGCTACGCCCGTAGGTGCGCCTAACGCTTTCAGCGCCCCAATCGCGACGCCAGCAGATATCGTGATAATCCCGAGCTGATTCAAAATATACTCAAACAGTTCGATCTTGCCCGTTTGATAGTTTTTAATGTTATCTGCCGACCCCTTGTACGACAACCAAATGCTGCCGATCAACCCGACAACGCCACCGACTTTCTTGCTGAACGTCGCACCGAACAGATTGTTGAACACACCAGCGAATTTCGATATCGTATTCACGCCGAACGCAACCAACAGCGTCCGCCCGAGCGTTTTTAATAAATCCTTATACGGTTCTAGTGCGGCTGTTACGGTATTTATCACATCGAGAATTTTCCGTTTAATCCGATCTGCTTGCGTGCCACGATCAGCTAAATCCTTCAGGAAGTCGTACTCAGGCATATCGATGTCGAGAGGTCCGCCATAGCCTCCAGCCATGCCGAACCCGCCAGCTTTACCCTTATCTGACGGCATGACGTGCATCTTGTCGAACCCGAGCAAGTAGTTCTGGAACTCTTTAACCGCTGCCGTTGCGCCCTTAGCCCTGTCCTCGATCCCGGCAAATGCGTCCTCCACGTCCTCAAGCGGACCGACGCTCATCCCTGAATAGTCGATCTTCGGCGCTTTATACCCCGTCAGTTTCGCCAGCGCCTGACCTGCCATCGTGAGCAACTGAGTCAGCGCCATTAAATACGGCAATACCATCTGTACGACAGGAATCAGCGCCTGTCCGAACGCACGGCGCATACGCTCGACTTCCATGTTCAGAATCCGCATCGCGTTCGCCGGCGTTATAATCGTCCTAGCCATGTCGCCCATAATGTTCCGTGACTGTTCCATGATCGCGATGTACGTGATCTGCGCTTTAGCCGCACGACCAAGCTCTGTGATCGATTTGTCAATGCCATGCCGCCATAGTGTCTCCTGTAACGCGGCCTGCGAGATGTCGTAACCGAAGTTGCGAAGCGGACGACTAAACCCAGCCATCCCAGACTCAAACTTCGCCATCGCCTCGTCAACAGTCGTGTTGAAGAACGATGCCGAGTCGTACACAAGCTGGTTCAGGTTCTGGCTCATTTTGTTCGCCTCATCCTCAGCGACGCCGAACCCTGACGTGATCTGCTTGAATATACCCTGTTGTTTAATCCATGCGCTGTGGTCAATCCCGAGCGCGTTCTCGACCGTTTTGGCGTATTTTAATGCCGCCTCTGTGTTCTCGCCCATCGTAACCGCGAACAAGTTCATGTTCTCAATATATGAGTTCGCGGTATCGGTCAGTTCCGTGAATATACGTCTAATCCTGCTCGTGAAGAACAGGATCGTCGTGATCTTGCCCTGCCACGTCCGCAAAAACTGCATGATGCTACCGCCGCCTTGTCTAGCGAATCGGCTTGTAGCGCCCGTGGCGTTATCCATTTCCCTGATGTATCGTTGGATTTTAGGCGGCATAGCCTCGAACCCGCGCCCGACCTTATCCATGACGTTGCCGAGCGGAGTCATAACAGATGTGAGTTCTTGTATCTGAGGCGAGAGCTTGCTGACATCAACCTCCTGTAACAGTTTCAGGGCTTTCGGGAGTTTTGAGAATTGCGTAGCTGACGATGACAGTTTCTCGGGCGAGAGTTCGTTGAACATGCGCAAGCCCTCGGCGAGCCTGAACAATTTAACCATTGAATCATCATGGATGCTCGCTACACCCTCTGCAAGCAAGCCGATGTTCTTCGCGTTCGCTCTGGTGAATTTAGGCTGTTCAACCGCCGCATATCTAGTTAGCCCGTCAGCAAGCGCACCTAAACGTTCGGGACTCTTTATTTTGTCTACTTCCACCGCAAACGCACCCAAAGCGGTTGCGTGGGATTTATTCAGGTTCGGTGCCTGAACGCGTGCGTATTGGTCTAGTGCTACTGCGAGATTTGTTAGGTTCGTTGTGTCGCCAATGCTATTCATCCCTGTACCGATGTCATCCAGCCTCTCGCTAAGCGACGCCAGACCTTTCGGCAGCTTGAACGCGGCGACACCGTTCAGGAACTCGGTCACTTTCCCTAGTTCGGGATTAGGGCGGATCGAATTTATACCCGCCTTCAGCTCTGCCATAGCGGATTTAATGTTTCCGCCGCTAACAGACTCACTAGCAGACTTGAGCGAGTTCAGTAAGGCTATCGTGTCCTTAATGGACTGTATCGCCTCGGTATTGTCACCGGTTACTTTAATATCGAGTTCGCTCATCTATCGCCTCTCTACGTGCTGGCATTAAACCTAGCCAGCATGTCGTCGTATGCTTGCTCGCGCTGTCTTTCTGCCTGTTGTTTCGCTTGCTCATCGGTCAACGGGAATGGTTCATCGGGATACTCGTTCTTCTCGCTCATGTTCGCGCCAATCGCGTGCATGATGTACCTGCCTAACCGCCAATCCTCGATGTTGCGCCTGTCGCGCTCGATATCGGCTTTCTTTCGGTATATTTGAGGGAGAATGTTGTCGCCGTTCCAGTATTCCTCCCACGTCATGCCTAGGCTCATGTAGTACGGAACGTATTCCATGAATACGTCCGTGTATGACCGCTCGTCGTCTGGGGAGTCGTCCTCGTCTAGAACGACGCCTCCCACTTCGATTTTTTTCCTTTGTTCGCGTCCTCCTCTAACCCGACAAGCGCCTGAATCGGTTCGTTGTACATCTCGTACAGCTTGTTAATCAGGTCGTCCTTATCAGGGAGGTCGTCGTACATCTCGTCGATCACGGACACCTGCAGCCATTTATGGTTTGCAAGGAACGCGCCGCGGAACAGGATCGGGATATTATTCGCCGGATAATCGAACAGTTCCCTAACCTTAAATCCCATGTTCTCGGTCTTGCGAACCGTGTCCTTCGTGAACTCCAATGTGTACTGCTTATCGCCATACGTAATTACGAGCTGTTTATTTTTGCTCATCGTTAATTCTCCCCTCCTTATGTATGGGGCGGGAACCGTTCCCGCCCCGACTTGTTACGCAATCTTGTCGAACGGCTCCGACATAGCGAACGAAAGTTCGATATCGCGAACTTCGTCAACACCCTTACCGAGAACCTTCAACGCCAACGTGCCTTTACCGGCGAATTTTCCGTCGTGGCCATCAGGGTTCCCGGATGCGTCACAGCCGAACCAAACCGCAATATTCATCTCAGTGCCGACTTTGGCTTCAAGCGCGGTGTACCACGCTTTACCCTGCCAATGTGCCCTGAATTTTTGCGGCGCGGCTGTCCTTACGCCATCCGTTTGCGTCTGTGCGCCACACGAGAGGTCGGTTGTGTCCAGCATGTTCGGGTCGCCGTGGAGATCGGAATAATCCACGATGTCGCACAGCTTTGCCCATGTGATCGTGCCGGAACCCGTGCCCTCCATGAGATATGTGTATTTAGTTGAGACTTTTCCAGCCATGTGCTGTTACCTCCTGTAAACGATGCCGTCCGTGCCGATGGTTGCTTGCCATCTGCCGACGTGCCGTGCAATCGTGAGATCAGCTACGTTCGGCATAGGCTGTGATAGGACGCGGGTGAACCCGAACCCTTGCATAACCCCGTCGATAACGGCGATGATTTTTTTTACTTCGGCCTTGCGGCCTGTTGATTTATTGCTATATGCTTGCGCCTCGTACATCACGTCTGAGTAGTGTTCGGTTAGCGTGTTGTCTTGATAGCGCTCCGCTGTACGGTTGATCGCCTCCAGAAAACTCACTTTCGGATACGACTCGCGGTTGTCGTCGATCATCCCGGTCACGTAAATGCCCGGAATCTCAGTCCTTAACGCCGTCGCAACCTGCGTGAAAATGTAGTTCTCGTAGTCGATCATTTCTTACCGTGCCTACCTTTTTACGGTCTGCTCTGTGCGCCGTATCTATCCTGTAATTCCATCCGTGTCAGCCACAGAAACGGTTTCGATGCTTGCCCATAAGTCCAGATGAACGTTTCGCCGTCGTCGGGCGTGTACCACCAGCCTTCGGTCGAGTATGTCCACTCGCCCGTCGCGTCAGGGTGTGGGTTCAGCTGTCCGACCGACCCCGTGCCATACTCGAAGTACGACGTATACGGTGCGCCTGACACGATCCGGCCTGTGCGCGTTTTCGGGTTGTACTCGAAGTAGATTTCGTCCAGCAACCGACCTGTACCCAGACCGCTTGCATACATCTCGAAATTCTTCTTCGCCAGTTCGTAGCCGTACTCAAGAACCTCTTGTAAATGTCGGTCGAACTTCTGTTCCTCCTCGTCGATCACACGCTCCAACGCCTTAATCGCATCGGTTATGCTCGACGGGGCAAATACGTCTACCGTGACCTGTCTCACGTCACATCAACTCGCTTAATCGCCAGCGTCACGCTGTTTAGACCCTCGGCGTACTTCGACACAACGTAGTCGTGCGGCTTCGTCACGTCCTGTTGCCGTACCCATAGACGGTCGCCTTCGCGCAACGGCGTGGTTTCGACCACAATCTGACGGTCGTACTCCTCGCTGTCACCGAATATTCGCGACTCGACCGAGCCGCGGTCGGGCGACATGTTTAACCACAGTTCAGCCGGGTCAGACCAGTCGTACTCGTACTCGCCCGTCTCGTTGCCGAACTCGTCCAGAATCGGTACGCGGTCAATACTGCGTTGCGAGTAGTACACCTTACGACGGTTACGACGTAGCGTTCTCACAGCGTTCCCGCTTTCGGCACAACCATCCGTAACAGTGACGGGCTGATCGTTTCGGAGGCGTACTCACGCGTGATGTTGTTCTCCGCGTGAGCAACCTGACCCTCCGCTCCGATCTTCGAGATCATCTCGACAGCCATGCGAAGTTGGATGCCTTCGTATTCCGTCGGCATTTCAGTCTGTGCAGGGTCAAACGGGAACCTGCGACGCAGAATCGTGTCTTTCGCAACGTCGAGGAAAAACTCCAACGTTGTTTCAGGCAGCGCCCCGCCATCGTCCAGTCCGGGATAATTCCGCAACTTCTCTACTGCCGACATGACTACCCCTCCTATGCCTACGCCGGTGCGTACACCGCGACCGTTGTCGCCGTGGTCGGGAACGCGAAATCAGGTACGTTACTAACCAGAACCCCGACATTACCCTGAACGACGTTACTTATCGCAATCGTCCAGTTCTTACCCGATCCTGTCAGCGCACCCTTCGTCGCCGAACCTGTGCCGTTGCTCAACGTGATATGCTCAGCCTTCAATCCGGTCACGTTCACGTCGAACGTCAACTTAATTCCGGTACTCGCTGTGGTGTTCTCGACACCGCCCTGCTGGACGGCGGACGAAATCGCGACCGGTGCGGACGGTGTGACCTTATCGAACGGTATCGACATGGCGAACGACAGCTCGATGTCTCGCACCTCGTCCACGCCTTTACCGAGCACCTTCAGAGCGAGTGTGCCCTTCCCGACAAACTTGGCGTCGTGCCCGTCAGGGTTCCCACTCAGGTCGCTACCGAACCACACGGCGATGTACATTTCTGTACCGGCTTTAGCCTCCAACGCCTCGTACCATGCCTTGCCCTGCCAGTGCGCTCTGAACTTCTGGGGGGCAGCGGTTCTCACGCCGTCCGTCTGGGTCTGCGCACCGCAGGACAAATCGGTGGTATCGAGCATGTTCGGATCACCGTGCAGGTCGGAGAAATCAACGATGTCGGCCAGTTTCGCCCACGCAAGGTTCGGGTACGTGCCCGTGCCCTCCATCAGGTAGGTGTACTTCGTGGATGTTTTACTCATCGCGCACCTCCTAGCTAGTCACCTTACGTCT